CGCGGTACAGCGGGATTGCTAGGTCATCAGCGTCCAACGCCCAAACGAGTTCGCGCTCTGGCGGCACAGAGTAGGCAACAGTCAAGGTGAGCTGTCGGCCACTCACCAGTTGCACGGTGCGGCCCTCGCACTTGCCGTCGGGTAGGTTGAGGATAAGCCGGTCGTCGGGCTTGGCCTGGGTGTCGCGGTCCAGGGTGATGACCTTGCCGTTCACCGCAGAGATACGCCCGCCCACCGGCCGCCCAGCAAGCAATTCGTCCGCGATCGGGATCACGTAGCCCGGGAGCGGGATGCGCCCATCGAGGCCGACCTTGAAGGTGACAGCCCGGTCCTTCGAGTTCGTGAGCAGCGCCCACTTTCCGCGGCGCTGGGCCTCGGATTCGCGGGTGCAGCCGATGGCGCTGATTTCTAGCGGATTGTCGCCATAGCGCCGCTGGAGCTTTGCATCGGTCACAGCAGTGACGTCGGTGTCGTAGTTGTTCAGCGGGTTGTCGTAGCTGATCAGCGCCCGGGTGTAACGGGTGCGCTCCGACGCACTGGAATAGGTGAACTTTCCGTCGATGACGTTCGCCCGGGTGTAGGCAAAGTCGAAGTCGGTTGCGCGCGGCATATCTGCCAGGGTGAACACCTGCCCCTGGGCCCAGTAAGTCATGCCCCGATAGATCGTGGAGATGTCACGCAACAGAGACCAGGCGTCAGCCTTGCTCTGCAGGTTCAGGTTGCAGATGAAGCGAGGCTCTTGGCCACCCTTCCCGTTCGGCACCAACTGGTCGCAATACTGCGAGATGCGGTACAGCTCCCACTTGTCCACCATCCATGGCTTGATGCGGCGGCCCAGGCCGAAGCGGTCGGCCGTGGTGATGTCGTAGGTCATCCAGACCGCGTTGTCGGTCCAGGCCTGCTTGAACGTTCCGTCCCAAACGCCGGAATAAGTACGCGATACCGGGTCATAGTTGCTCGGTACCTGCATCTTCTTCAGTTTTGTCTCCACCGTGACGGCCGGAATGCTGCGGAACTGCTCGGCGGAGAATTCGATGTAGAGCAGCGCAGTATTTGGGTAGCGGATCTTCGCGTCGATCACCTCGGTGAAGCCGGCGATCTGCATGGTGTCGGAGATTTTGTTGTTGTTCTGGTTGATGGTGAGGCGTGTGATTCGCATCAGCCAGCCAGTGGTGGCCTTGGGCAAATCAATACGGCGCGTGCGCTCGTACAGGCTGGTGGTCTTGCCGTCGACAGCCTCGCTCAGAACCTGCTGATAGGCGCCGCCGTCGGTGGCGAGCTCAACCTTGTATTCGATCCGGTAGCCATTAACGTTGCCACCAGAGTCCACGGACTGAAGCGCAGGCCACGCAAAGCGGACGCGCACAGCGGAAAGCTGGGTATTGCTGATGGCCCGCACCCACGGCGTCCCGCTGCGCAGTTCGGTACTGATCGTGGTCTCGTTCTCGATCGATGGGATGCCCTGGATATAGCTCTGGTCCACGGCCCCGGTGCGCCACTCCCACTTCACGTTAGGGAAATTCATGTTGCCCTGTGGGTCTTGCAATGGGGTGTTGTCGAGGTAGATGTCCTTCGCGGTTGGCGTTCCTTCGAACTCACCTTCCCCTACAGCGATCAGCATCTTGGCGATAGCGACAGAGCGCAGGCTGTCCGGCGCCTCGGTTGGGGTTTTTGGCTTCTCGGAGCCGCCCTTGGCACCGTAGATGTCGAGCTTCTGTGCTGCGCCCATGCTTTTCTCCAGGCAATAAAAAACCGGCTCATGGCCGGCTGTAGTGCTGCGGGTTTCGTTACATCTGATCTTCTGCGTAGATAGCGGCGCTGATGATCGCTCCGCCCACCCGGCGCTTGCCGTAGCAGAGCGGGACCGGGTTACCAGATGCGGTGGTGTTCTTCGCGCTGCCGAAGGCGTAACCGGGGGTGTTCTCTGGCGCGGCGCTGGTCTTGAGGCCGCCGGCCTGCGGGCTGAGCATCTGGATCACACCGCCCAGCACCATCGAACCGCCCATCATTACCAGAGCAGAACCGAAGGGTGCGCCGGCGCCGAAGGTGCCACCGGTGATGACAAGGCCGACAACAACCAGCACAGCGCCAATGATGGTCTGCAGCGCCCCGCCGCGCTTACTGCCGGTGATGATCGGGGCAATTCGAATATCGCCGCTACCCGCAAACCCAAGCTCCTTTTCTGCCAGGTTCGTCTTTCCTCGGAATACGGCAAACTCAATGCCCCGTGATTTGGCGTTCGACAGGAATCGCTCAAATCCGGGGATCTGCACACACAGCGCCTTGATCGCCTCTGCTGGTGAATTCACAGCCATGCGGAAGGACCGGCCAAACTGTCGAAGTTGACCGTAAAGCAAGATCGTGGTCATGGGCTGATAATTGATGGCGAGTGCTGCCATTGACTTTTCTCCGGACAATAAAAAAGCCCGCCGAAGCGAGCCTTTGATGAAGTGGTGCTGACTATAGGCAGCCTTGCAGCGCAGCCAATCGCTTATTCGCAATCCAGTTTCCGACCACCACGTAATACTTCGCTTCGGCTCCTGCCCCTTTCGGCTGGATGTCAACGAAGTATTGCGATCCCTCAGTGAACACGGTGTATCCGGTATCGCGCCCCGGCTGAAGCGTCGCACCGGGCGTGCCACCGAAGATCGGCTGATTCTGCCATTCGTACTGAACGCACTTTGCCAATGCGGCGTCGGTCTTCTTCGAGGTCAGTACCTTGTACGGTCCAGCCTGGCGCGCCTCATTCATCGTCGGCGCCATGCACCCCGCCAGCATCGCCACCGCTACCGCCGCTATCAAAATCCGCATGTCGTTCCCTCTGAGTTTGGGGCGAAAATCTAGCATCTCTGATCACTAGCTCAAACCGGCATTGGGCTGATTCTCAGATTCATTTATCAATCCGGCGGCGGATCATGGTCCGTTTTTCCGCCTTGTCATAAAGATTCGGAGCATGGTGCCGAAAAACATGTTCCATAGAAAAGGAAATTCAGCATGCTTTTGCGTTTCAAAAACACCCTTTCGCTGCTCACAATGCTTTTGGCTACCTCCGCTACGGCCCAGCAGCAGATCACTGAGCAGTTCCCGCACATCCCAGCGATGAGCCATCAAAAAATGACCTACAACGGGAAGGTCATTTACGAAGCGGACGTAGATCAAAACGCCCCAAATCCTAGGCCGTTTGCTCTACAAGTGAAGGTCGATTCCTACTCTGGTAATTGCACCAGCATCGTGGGCCATGTTTCGGCTGCCGCCTCAAATAATAGAGGCGTGAAGGGAACCGCATCGTCTGAATACATCAGTTGTGTGATTACGGAGCTCTCCCCTGACGGCCAAGCAAAAGCAGACATCGTTTACGACTTCCAGAACGAGAAACAAAACGTTCACAAATCCGGCCACGTCAAAGCCAATTTGCAAGCAGGGAAAGAATACAAAACCGAAAGCAATGGCTCACAAGTAACTCTTATATTTCGTACCTACTGACGCACGAAAGCTGTCGAGCTGAGTGAGGTCAATAGCGCTGGGATCACTGCAAGTGAAGCCATTGCTATTTCATCAGTGACGCTTCAAAGCAGACAAGCATGCTTTGATCAAGCCTGTCCGGGCATCCAGTGTGGATGGAATGCCAGTAACCCACATTGATCTGGTCGTAGTAGCTTTATGCCTTCAAACAAGCCAGTCCGGAAGGCCAATGACCACTAACAGACAGAAAGCGAAGCTAATTCGCAATGCCGTTGATAACGCTGGCGCCTCTCTTGATGAGCATTACAAAGCCAGGGAAGTGATAGTCGGAAACCTGATTGAAACAAAAATCCCGATAGTCAAAATATGTGACAAACATATAAGAGTCGACGAGAACGACAAGACGCCCTATGAGCTAAGCGAAGAGGCCAAGGAAATTTTCAGGAGTATAGCTGACGCCATTGAAAGCTCGAACCAGACTGACTTAAGCGATACCGCTGACGAACTCGCTCTGCGCCACGATATCCGCCTACTTCCATAGAGCGGACGGTTAAGGATTCCCCAGTCCTTCACCTGCAAGCCCAAGGACTGGGATTGCGCCAATATCGGCGCGTTTATGACCTGGAGGTCAACATGGCTACACCAATAAGCTCTACCGAGGCAGGGATAATCGCAGCGTTTGGCGCAATATCGCTTTACTTGCGCTCTCGCCCAGACTACGACGCAGCTGAGCTGCAGAAGTACGTCAATTTCTTCAAAAACACCCGGCAGCCGTCGGCTGATTCGGGCGCGTTCAATCTTGCGCTCGACGCTGTTGGTGGTGATCTCAGCAATGTTCAAGAGGCTATCAAAAATGGCGTAGGGGCGAAGCCTCTTTAATCGACCGGCGCATTGTCGCGGATTACGGCGCCGGCAATGCGCACCTTCCCATCTTCAGTTACTTCAAACGGCTGAGTCATATCCTGCTCCTGCGGCCATGCCGCGTCATGTTGGTTGTTTTGCGTCTTTGTGCCTGAGGATCAGGCGTGTTCGGTCGTGCCAGGGGCCACCGTAAACGATGATCTCGGACGGCCTGCCGTACAGGTGGTGCAGCAGGAACGGGCCTGGCCCGAACGTGCCAGACTCTTCGCCAGGTAACACCGGCTCAGTGCCGAGGTATATCCCGGCATGGTTTGGGTGAACTGTCCGCCCGACGTGCATGACGATCATGTCGCCACGCTGTGGGCGGTCGACACGCACGAAACCTGCAGCCTCGTAATGCTGCTCGTACAGACTTGCGTTGCCCGCGCTCTCCCACCAACCGTCGGTGCGCTGGAAGGCTTCGAACTCCAGGCCCCACTCGCG